AATAGGAAAATGCAAGCTATCTATTTCATCTTGTGGTAACTCAAATAATTCGTTTAATTTTTTTGTCATACAAGTATTTAGTTACTTGCTTCGCCCATTATAGAAAAGATCATCCTCAGTTATAACTCTAAAGGTATATCCATGATGTTTACAATAGGCCATTGCAGCCTGCCATTTAGCATGATTAATTGCTACTACCATTCTATCTTTAGCATTAGCAACTTTACTTTCTATGAGACTTTGTTTCTTGGGTTTAATCTCAACTATTTCAGCAATATTTTTACCATATTTATTTTGATAAACTACAAAGAAATCAGGAATATATGTCTTAGGTTGTCCGGTAAAGGGATTGCGATATGGCACACTTATAGCTTCACTAGCCCAGTATAATACATTTTTGTTATTGTCACAGAAATTCATAAATGTAAGTTCCCAACCACTACGATATCTAGGGGTATGTTTACCTACATATTTTTGAGTATTTTTTGGAACAAATGTACCTTGAGCATACTTTGCCATGATTATTGCACGATATTACGTGCTACCGGTTGATTTGATTGCGGGACGGTACTTACACCATATAAACTTGTTTTAGATTTAAAACTGTTTAGGTAATATGATATAACTTGATTCATTTGTAGTTTACTGCCGGTACCTTGAATTTGTCCTAATAAATCTAACACGGGAATACCAGTTTCTTGTGATATTCTAAATAGAAATGAAGTAAAGTTACCTGCAATTGCTCTAGTATTGCATACAGTTTTAAAATAACCGTTAACAATATCAAATTCATTTCCGTTAACTACCATATTAAATGCGTAAAAATCGTCAAATATCTTAACGGTAAAATCAAGAGAGCTACGGTCGTCTATAATTCTTGCCATAATTTATCCACCTCCATTTATATTAGGAGGAGTTACGTTTCTTCCATTAGCTTGTTTAGATTGATTTGGTACAGAACCAAATATAGGTAAATTAAACAATACATTTCTTCCGGTGTTATTTAGTGGATTCATAATAGCGTTGGTGATGCCGGCTGTTACTTCACTTCTAATTGCTTGTTTTAAGTTTATATTCTTAAGAGTATTATATGTGGCGCCCGCTTTTTGTATAGCACTTAAATAATTTGGATTGCTACCAGATAAATCTTGTATAAATCCTGTACTGTTGTATAAATTTTTACCATCAGGACCTTTTAATATATCGCCGGTTATTGGGTCACGTTGTTCATTGCCAAATATACCATCTATTATACCACCTTGACCCAAAATACTAGCTTGACTACCCGGCCTAGTGATAGGGCTTGGTCGTCTGTCATAATTAGTCTCTAGTCCAAAACCAGCAACAATGTCACTAGGTTTAGTACCATCAATTGATCCTTGAAAATACTTTACTGTTTCATAATCCAATGTCATTGTATTTTCCATAGTACCATTACCTTCTGCGTAATTGTAGGTATCATGTGCAAATCTATTAATAATAGGATTAATTAAAGTATAAGCTACATATTTGTGTGAATTAAAACCAAATATTGTTACGTTTTTGAAAAATGGAATTTTAGTTTGACCATTACTAGCTTGAATATCAGTGGCAGGACTATCTGATGATTCTCCTATATAGCCCCAATTTGTATTGCCAGTGATAGATTGTGAATAAATGTTTCTAGCATTATAGTTTGTATTATTAGGACTATTAGCACTACCGTTACCATTGTCACGTGCCTGTCTTCCGGATACTGTAGCTACCGGTATACTTGCATCTTTATAATAATATGTATAATAGTTATACCACATGTTACGTATCAAATTACCATTATCATCATGGAAATTAATATCTATGGGATCGTATTTAATTTTTGTTTGTACAATACGTTTACGATTATATTGATTCATAGTATGTGTGTCAAAACTATAGCTTGGTAATTTTATAGATTTAACAGCTAAACCAAAGTTTGCACCTTGTGGTATTCCTACTGCATATGCACTTTGATTGATTTCAAAATACACATGGAATAGAAACTTAAATTTAGGTGCATATTGATATGCATTAGGAATAAATGTCTTACTAGCATGAGTATAATCACGTAGGTAATCGTTGCCAAAGAATCCACTGGCAGCGTCTGTTAATAAGTTTTGAAAAAATCCAGACATTTAATATATTAAAATATATTAAGCCTGACCTGATCCAATACCTGTAGTTGATGCACCACCTAAAGCACGACCAACACTTGTACCAACACCAGATGTTAACGGTGATTGAACCGCATTGTCAAAGCGAATTGATAATTGTATTGTTACAACTTCATTTGAACTATAGGCTAAGTTATTATAATTAGCTGCCTGTAAGAAGCAACCATAAACTTCCCAAGTTTCTAATACAACTGGAGTAGCAGTTCCATTACCACCGTCTAATATTTGAATATCTGTTTGAAACTTATAATCTTGACCGGTGGCGGCTGATGCTTGCTCAACAAAGTCCATTTGTTTCTGTAATTGTTGACCAACTAGTGCTGAAACTCCACCTGAGGCGTCATCTCTAACATTGATAGTTAGAGGTTGCCATTCATGCCTACCTGCCAAATACATTGTAGAGTTATAAACCGGTATAGTAATTTCACCAAAACTAACTGAAGGGCGAGTTACGTCAATAACTTGCTTTGTCAATTCATTAGTGGCATTGTTAGTACCAAAATTTAAAAAGTTAACTCTAAAACGATATTGTAGTTTGGGCATTAGTAAGCCCTGATTTCCGCCAGAGTTATCTGACGCTACGGTCATGTTAAATAATGATGCTGAGGCTATTGCCATGTTTTTCTCCTGTTATTAATATTTATCTTTATAAATAGATACCCCTCTCGGGGCATCATATTTTATTATTGTCCACCAAGCTCACCTGTGTTCAATATACGAACCGGGATATAAATGAATTCAGCTGCCTTAACAGGTTCAACTGCAACATCAATCCACAATTCATTTCTATCAATTCTTGCCGGTGTATTGTTACTTTCGTCACACACTACAAGGTAATCATATAGACCACGTTTAGCAACTAAATCAACCATCAATGTTTGTACAACACCTGTAATTTGATTGCGTGTTAGTGCATCATTAGGTTCAAATACAAACGGTCTTGCTGCCAATGTCAATTGTCTACGTATGTAAGCAATTAGTCGTGCAACGTTAGTTCTATCTAACGCACTTGAACTGTTAAAGCTTGTCTTGTTACCATAGTTCAACAAACCAACACCAGTAAAGAATACTAATGGATTAATGAAATTTATATACAATACATCACGAATACCCAAACGTGTCTTAATTGGTTGAAACTCACCAGTAGCACTATCAACATAACCAATACTTAATGCATTGTCAATTGTACCACGACGAGTACCTGCTGCCGCTAACCAAGGATAGCTAATAGTATCATTACGCAAGAATGTACGCAACATCATATATGATGGGGGTACTGCCACTTGATTACCTTGTAAGTCAGTCGCTAATCCACTTGGATAGAATAGACCCATATACGTATCACGGTTTACTAGACCTTCTTCACCTGTACTTGCTGCGCCTGCTTCATTATTAGCCCAAGCTTGAATTGCTGTAGCATCATCTGGTAATCTCATTGGAGTATCACCAAGGATATAACCAGTTTGACCGCGATCATTATTCAACACAATCATTCCAGGTTGTAGTTCTGGATAGTTAGGTGTTGCAATCAAGTTGAAGAAATTATCTTCATCACGAATTGCTGTATTAGTAGCAATTGCCGCACTTAATGATTGTACAACCATTGCACGTTGTGCTTTACGGCCCATATAAGGAGCACCATTTGTTTGATTACCACTTGCTGTTACCCAAGTATCAGTAAATGTAGGTAATGTTTCATCTGGAAAATCTGTACTATTGAAATAGTCGGACCTATATTGTTTTACATTATAACCACTACGGCGTGTATTGAATAACAACATACCAGATGGATATAATGTTGGATCCGGAGCATCTAAATCAAGATTATTACTTGTCAACAAACTAACAATTGTTGGTATAGGATCATCTACTGGACTGATAGTATCCTGATCACTTGACCAACGTGCATCAGCAAATACTACACCTGTGCTACTTGTTTGGTCTGTGTTATCAATTAATACCCACTGATCGGTACCACTAACACTTT